TGTTGGTACCGGAAGATGTAAAACGGTATTTTTCCAATATTGAGGAAGATCTTCCCGAAAGTTATTCGTGTGGATAAACACCATCAGGGATATTGCATAAGATTTTTGTTTCCGGAGTTTTCTTGCACAAGTGGAAGCATGAGTGGCAATAGCTTCAGCCATTGTGTCTATATCAGTGAGCATCTTGCCAAATGAGCGAGAAGTACAAATTTGCTTTTTGGCCGGTGGAGCTGATTCCATATCAATACATGAGATACCACAAAGTTCTTTCCACGTACGTTCACCTACTACCGTCATATTCTTGCGTACCCATGCACCGGAAAGCTGCGTAAAGTCGTATGCTGTTTTCACTCCTTGCTTTTCGAGCTTTGCTGCTTGTCTACGTCCGATTCCCCACACATCACCGATATTCGTCAGTTGTAGGGCCTTGATTCGTTTCCCCTCTGTATCAATGATACAAAGACGGTTGTAAGCAGGATACTTCTTTGCAAACTTATTTGCTACCTTTGCAAGCGTCTTTGTATGTGCAATACCTAAACTAACAGGAATACCGGTACCACGTGTTACCTGGTTTACTATTCTTGTTCCAAGCGATTGAATATCCTGAATGCCATCAAGGTTGATAAATGCTTCGTCAATAGAATAAACTTCCAGTTCGGGTGCTAATCCTGCCAGAATAGACATTACGCGACCGGACATATCTCCATACAGCGTATAATTGCTGCTGAATACAGCAACTCCGTGACTACTCACCAAATCCTTAATCTGATAAGCAGGTACTCCCATCTTTATACCTAGTTCCTTGGCTTCATTGGATCGTGCAATAACACACCCGTCATTGTTTGACAATACAACGACAGGTTTCCCGTTAAGTGCTGGATTGAATACCCGTTCACAGGAAGCGTAGAAATTATTGCAGTCCATCAATCCGAACATTATCTTTTCCTCCGGTTCTTTTTAATTGTATAGGTTACTATCCCCCACACCATAAATTCATTATCTTTTGTTACCTTTATAGGTGGATAATTGCTGTTGGATGGGACTAGCCAGGCTGCATCGGGTTCTAGCCTTACACGCTTTACAGTAAATTCTCCATCAATGAAACATACTGCCAAATCATCATTCAGCAATTCAAGTGACTTGTCAATTACAAGTATATCACCTTCTTCTATTCCCTCATCCTTCATTGAGTCTCCGACTACACGTCCGTAAAACGTGCTTGACGGATGGCGAATAAGTTCCTTATTCAAATCAATCGCTTGTTCTAAATAATCCTGCGCAGGAGAAGGGAATCCGGCCTTTATACCTTCATCAGCGTATTGCAAAGGAAGATTGCTTGATATATCTATCTTATGTATTTCTA